GGGAGATGCACTGCCATTATGCATCTCCCGAGGTGTGATCTTTCGACCGCACCTCAGAAGCCATGTGGTCCAATTAAGGACCACAGGTCCGTGAAGGGAGGAAGAAAAGGTATTAAACTTTTCTTCTTTTGATTCCCTGAAACGGAAAATTGGCTTCTCCCACGAAGGGCATATAGCCCCCACCAGCCTCACTCAATGGGCTGGTCGCCATCCAGGCTTGATGCTGACGTGCCTGGGACGTCCTGAACGTTCCAAGTGCCTCTCATCTTGACCCACATATGGCATACGTGGGGAAGTCTGATCAGGTAGATCAGACACGCTAGGCTCGTAAGCGGGGACTAAGTCAGTATCCACTCTGACAACCCCGCTAGGGTTACGATGCTCTAACTTGAGTAAACACTTGAGAAGGGCACCTACACCCTCTAGCGGATCACTAGGGGCTTTAGCCTGTACAACAAATCCCTTGACTAAAGGGATTTGCAGGCGAGAGTCGAACCTGACTTTTCCACCCATCTGCGCACTGCAGTAGGATGGAGAGTAAGGATCAACTCGGCCCAACAAGGAGGAGTTTGGTCCGACCTCAGGGTAATGCTGAAGCACTGCCCTGAGTAAGGCATCCAAACTATCGACTGTCTCATCGAAGCAACCGACTTCCGCCAGTTGGTTTCGGAGTGAGACCGCCGAAATGACCTCCTTCGCGTCAGTGGTGGTGGAAGGAAGATCACGTCGGACACGCGATATGGAAATGTCGCGGCCATCGTAGTACTCCTTTCCGCAAGATTCCCTGAACTTTCCAGTCCAGAAGGATTTTGCCAACCCTACTCGAGCACCAAAATGTTCAAGTTGGTTGACCACCATACGCACATGTCTAGTGGGGACAATCAAATCATCCCCATAGACGCGCACCGACCCAGAAAACAAAGCAATTTGTTTTCTGGTAAGTGACGTGTTGAGCGACTTCTGTATTCCTAGGAAGATAATGGTTGTGAAAACCATCGCTTCCATCGGAAAACAGAGCGCTGAACCCATAGACGCGTACTTGGCTAGGCGTATAACGCCATGACCAGGTACGTCAGCCCGCCGTGATCGACAAGCGTCGACGGCCCCATGCAAATGAGGCCATCTTCGCAGCATCGTTCTGACGAGCTGATTGGAGACACGATCAGATGCTTCACTCAAATCGAGCGTCGCAGTCTGACCATCAATCGAGCCTTGGCGAGCCATCTCCTGATTAGGGATTTGGTCGTCGAAGCCGATCATCTTCGAGAGGAGTCTATCCCTCTCGAAGTGATTCAGGAAGCACCGCAAAACTGCCTGTTGCATATACTGCATGCAGGCAGGTTCAATTGCGATGATCCTGGGTGTCTTCAACGTTTTAGGAACCGGGACTACCCTCACGGGCGTCTCGGCATCAGGTTCAGAGAAAGTTACCTTAGCCAAATCTGAACTAAAGTTTCGATTTGGAATAAGGTGCTCACGAGCAGGAAAGTACTGCTCGAGCCGAGAGGTCCAGGATTGCAGATTGTACTTACCATTAGAGGTAAGACGATCTGCAGTTGCACCTGGACCATGCTTTCCGAGGAGTGTTCCATAACGGATATCACTATCCATCTTGGAAAATACTCTTCCAAAAAGCAAATTCGACATACGTTCGAACTCATCAAGATCACTTTCGATGATGTTCGAGTCGAATTCTCGAACTTCTCGTTCACACCTGATGAAGTCAGACATCGCTTTCTTCACCCTTATATCACTACAAGGATGAAGAATCTTTCCAAAAGCCAGCGTAAGCTGGTTAATGGCAAAGATTGCATCGATGTCCGGTTCATCAAGCAACACGCCAGATACAGGGTTGAATACGCGGCAGAAGAAACCCTGCAGAAATGCAGGGAGACTTCTCCCTCTTTCATAATAGAAAGAGGGATGGATGTCCGCGCGGCCTTGGTCCAGCCACTTTCGGGTGGCCTTACCCAAGTCCGGCAGGGTTATCGTTAAGAACGATAGCCCCTCGCATTCAACTCTCCTCTTGACCGTTCTCTTGTCAAGAGTGGCGCTGGTGCAGCAAGCGATGGCTAAATCATCAGCCATCGCGGACCAGAGTGACATCAGGCTTTTCATAGACCCTCCTCTAAGTGAGGTAATCTATCCTTAGCTCGATGCATTCCGTCTACGCGGAACAAGATACAGAACGTATCTTGCCCGGCAACCAGTTCGATTAGGTTGCTACTTCTAAGCGTAGACACCACTGGGATGCCAATGGCAAGATCTGTTCGAGAGAGCAGTGTGATGGCATTCATCATCAACTGATCAGAACACTACATAAAGTAGTGCCTGATTTCGTCGATGATAGCTGCCAAAATTACTGCGACGGAACCGATGGCCGATACAACATCGACAGCACTCTTTCGAGTGCCTCTTTGAAGTGTCTTTCGTCGGGTCCTATCTCTCTTACGGATCCCTGGATGTTCCTCAGTTTTCCCGACCGTAATGAAATCAGGATTTCTACCTGACTCATATCGTTCGAGTGACAGATGAACACCCAGTCCTTTACGATTCACCACCAAGAAGTTTGGTGATGACCGCATCGGAGGAAGCAGAGAACCAGGCCTTAAAGCCCTGGTAAATCTGCAAGGCCTCGGTAGCCGTATACCCGGACAGGGGAACATCGAAGACGAGATAATTACTCATCCCGATCTTCACGTTCTCCGCCGGAATAAACGGATCCGCGGTTACCTTCGAGTGGTCGATCCTGAGCAGATGTCGATTGCGCTTACCACCTTCGTGGGAAGCGCGCACGACAATCAGCCCATCTGACGTCTGGTAGGTCGTATCGTCGCCTTGGGTCGAAACCTTCGGCAACGTATACGGCACTGCGTTGATCGTCAGTGCGATCGGATCGGTAAATGACATTGAGCATCACTCCTAGGGCTAGACGATGATCGCCTAACCCCTGTGGCTAGGCGGTAGCGCAGCTATCTCAGAAGATCCGGGTCAAACCCAGAGCTGCTGAAATGGCGAGCTGGCGGGGAGAGAAACTCTCCCAACCAATCTCAAAACCAAATGGTGTCGCCTGTGTGCGTCGCTTACGTTCCACGTAAGCGATTAGCAAGCTAGGCGTGTGTTGGCGTCTCTTCCCATTAAACACATAGGAAGGCGAAGCCAACGCATAGGTATAGGATGTAACAGTATGTTCCATTACATACCCATACTTAATCACCAAACCATCGGTGGCCATATCGGACGTGATCGACACAACGTCGCCCATGTTCGAAAACCAATCGATGGCCCACGTCCAGGGAGTGGCATTCCAT